GCCCGGGCGCCCCGGGGACGATGCCGCCGGTGTGCATCCTCGGGATGCGGAAGGTCTTGCCGCCGATGATGGGTACCCAGTCGGGGATGCTAAAGCCCTTGCCGCCCACGGTGCTATTCCAGGCCGTGCGGACGGCGCCGAATGCGCGGCGCCACACCCCTGAGATGAAATCGCCCACGCCGCGGACCACGGCCTTGACGCCGTTGACGGCGCTGGTGACGATGCGGCGGAACGTCTCGCTTTTCTTGTACGCGGCGACGAACGCGCCACCGATGAGGAATAGGGCTGTGATGACCAGGCCGAGCGGGTTGGCTCGCATCGCCAGGTTGAGGCCGCGCTGGGCGACCGTCAGCGCCCCCGTAGCGACCGTGGATGCCGCAGTGGCCGCCCTGTGCGCGACGGTCGACGCGGTGGCCCTGGCGGTCCCCACAGCGCTCGTGACCATGCTCTTAGAGAACGCCTTTATCGACGGAATGATGAAGTTATAGAGCCCGGAGCCTAGGTCCCCGAGTCCCATGCCGAGCATGAGGGCGCCGTCGAATAGGTCGCCTTTCATCATCATCGACACGCCACGGCCGGTGTCCTCGACGCCGGTGAGGGTGTCACGGAAACCCATTGCTTTAGTGTCGAGGTTGTCTGACGCTTCGCCGGCGCGGTCGAAACTGTCGCCGCTGTCGCGTAACGCCTTAGAGGAGCGGCCCACGTCGTCGGCCATTTCCTTAGACGACGCGCCCACCTTGTCAAACGATTTCGTCAGTTGGTCGTGGTCGCCGGCGAATGTGAGTGTTACCTCTGGCTTGCGGCTCATCGTGTCACCTCTAGTCCGGCCTGTCGTGCCGTGTCCACTAGGGCATCCTCTAGCAACCGTGGGATGTCGTCGCGGGTGGCGTAGTAGGCCGGGTACAGGTACCGGCCCTCTTTCTTGAATGGGCGGACCACAGACCTGCTGCGCCCGACCTTTCCGCCGTAGTCGAGCCACCCGTAATAGGGCACCCGTTTTCCGCCGCCGGCGACGCGGACGGCTGTGCGGGTGCTCTTAGCCCTCACTGACCTCCTAGCCCTACCGGACTTGGATGCGACTCGCGGCCGGGCCACGTCGACCACCACGTCCGCGACGCTGTTTAGGCCCAGCCGTAACACCTTCGGCATATCGGAGTCGAGACGCTTTAGCGACGTTTGAAACTCGCGGAGCCCTTCGATGTGGATTGGGTCTGTGGCGCTCATGGCGCCCACCCGAGCAGGAGGCTTATCAGCGCGGCGATGGCCGGCGCGCCGATAGCGGCGATTCCGAGGACGAACCATCGCCAATTTTGCAGCGCGGACACTTGCCCTTCCAGTTTGGCGATTCGTTCGCGGTTAGCCGCTTGGCCTTCTTGCACCGCTGTCAGTGTGGGGTCGATGACGGCCGAGATGTGGTCGACCTTCCGCCCAATATCCTGCATCTCTCGATACATCTCGTTGGGGGTGATGACGACGGAGCCCTCGGGCAGTATTCCACTGTTGGGCATCGCGCGTCATCCTCCCTGTTGTAGTCGTGCCAGCTCGTCCCGTTGCGCCTTCCGTGCGTAGTACACGTGCCAGCGCGTGAATTCGTCAGACGACATTTCCTCCCGTAGCTGCGCCACTGTCATAGTCAGTTTCGCCGCTAGGTACATCTCGAATTCCAGTTCCGGGCTCGTCTCGAAACGACTCGTATGCGCCCTTTTCGACCTCCCGTCCGATCCCTGACAGGAGCTGGATTCGGGTGATGAGCGGTTCCATTTCGCCCGATGGTGACGCCTCCTGCCAGCGGCCGACGTCGGACTCTGTCAGCTTCGGGTCGACGATCCCGCGGGCCAGGAGCCGCCGCTCGAACACGGCGAGGCGCGGCTCGTCGTGCTGTGCGGCGAGTACCTCGCCGCGTGACAGGCCGCGGATTCGGAACGTGCCGAGTCCGGGTAGCTCGTACTCCTCCTCGGGGAGGCGCGCCTTGAACAACGCCTCTCGGTCGACGGCGCTCACGCGCTCTGCGCCGTCGAGTCGACGTCGCCGCTCATGGTCAGCTCGACAGACCACATGACGTAATCCGCGACGGGGTGGGTCTGGACGTAGCTCTTGACCAGGACGTCCACGGTGTCTTGCGGGAGGCTCGCGCCGGTGCCCTCGGGGCGGTGGATCAGCTCCACGACGGTTCCGCGTAGCGGCTGGATGACGGCCCGCGGCCCGGTGCTGGCGGTTGTGTCGTACTTGCCTGAGATGGTGACGGAGCCGTGGAGCAGGCCGCCCAGGAACACGTGAGCGTCGTTACCGTAGGTGGTGACGTCGTGTTCGTCGGCCTCGAACTTCAATTCCGAGTTGTCGGAGTATTGCGACAGGTCGTCCCCGTCGAGGGAGACGAATGTGACTTTACCGTGGATCTTGGCCATTTTCTTACGCTCCGTCTCCGATGATGTCTAGTTCGAATAGGGCCGCGAGGTAGTCGATGCCCCCGATTGTTACGACGTCGAATTCGACGCGGGCCACCCGCACAGAGTCAAACGCCGTGTATGTGCCCGACTCGACGACGGCCTTTATTGACTTCGCGCCGCTGCCGTCGCAGTAGTCCGCCACCCTGTCCCGGGTGGATCGGTCGTGCGCCTTTCCTACGGCCACGATCAGCGGGAGCGTCATTGTGTCTGCGCCCCGGTCGTAGGTGGCGTCGAGTTGTATCTCCTCCGGGTATGCGACGATGGCCGCCGGCGGCGTGATGCTGTCCGGTGGCCACGCGAAGCATCGCAGGCCGGTAATGGTGTCGACTTGCTCGGAAACCTCGTCCATGACGGCGCCTAGGTCCATGGTCAGGCCGCCGCCCACCAGCGGTACAGCTTGGCCCTCGACAGGGACGACTCGACGTCGGGGTCGAGCTTGGCGAGCAGTCGCATTTCCGAGCCCTGGTCGGGTGAGCCGGCGACCCCGTACGGGGACCATCGGCGCGAGTGGTAACGGTGCGCCTGCAGCAGTGTGGCCTGCTCGACTGCGGCCGGTACGGCATCCCATCCCCATACGGCGTCAATGGTGACGCCGTGTCGTTCAGTTGTGGGCATCGCCGTGCTACCGGAGTTGACGCGGAGACGCTCGAACGGCTTTCCCTTTTGCGCCGCGTTCACGGGTTCGAGGGTGTAGTCGTCGACCGCGCCGGCCTCGACGGTCACAGTGAGGCCGGTGATGTCCTGCAGGTCGTCAAACACGACGACCCACACACGGGCGCGGCGGTCGTAGTAGGCCGTGTAAGACCGTTCCTCCGCGGCGGCCGTCTGACCGAATTGCCGCCGGCAGTAGCCGTCTACGGCCCGTGAGGCCGCTGTAATGGCGAGCGCCAGCTCCGCGTCATCCGCGGTGTCTGTGATTCGCAGATACGTTTTTAGTTCCGCGAGTGTCACGTAATCTGGCGCCCACGCCATCGGTCGACCCTTTCTCTCAGATCACGCCGAGCAGGTGCAGCAGCAGCAGCACTGCCAGCAGCACGACGAGCAGGCCCACGACAGACATCAGGTCTTCTTCGGGGCCACAGCAACGCCGGCGTTGTGCGCGGCCTTGCGGCGGTCCGCGGCCTTGCGCGCGGTCGCTGTCTTAGCGAGAGCCTTTGTCTTTGTCTCCCTGTACGCCTTGAGTGCCTCGGGGTTGTCCTTGAGCAACATGGTGGTTCCTTCCTGGTAGTCGGTTCGGTCGTCGTGTGGGAGCTCCACCCCCGGCCCGGGGGACGCCCTGTGGGGGTGAAGCTCCCACGCCTAGGTCAGGTGGTGATGTTTTCGAGGGTGGCGTACGCCGAGCGGTTCTGGATGTTGCCGTCTGCCCGCTCCCACGCCACGAACTCCACCTGCCCGTTGTTCATCCGGGTCCACGGGTTGACGACGACCGTGACCGGCGCCACCCGGCGGATGACGTACGCCTCACGGAAGTCGCCCAGCGCGGCGAACCCGCCGGCCACGCCGTCCGCGGTGACGGCGTTGCAGCCCTGGTCGATGATGACCGGGTAGCCGAGCAGTTCCCTCGCCGGCGCCTGGCCGATGCCCATGGTCTGCGGGTTGATGAGCGGCCGGCCGTCCACGACGATCCGGCGGATTGCGACCCACGTGCCCTTGCTCATGATCCACTTGGCATTCTGCTCATACTCGGGGTCGAGCGCGGCCTCGACGTCGAGGATTTCGTCGTAGTCGATGGTGGCCTCGACGTCGAGCACGACGTCTGCGGTGAGCCCGTCGTGGAGCAGTCCGAAGGGGAGCGTGGTGCCGTTGCCGTTTACCCAGTCGACGGCCTGCTTGCGCTGGATGCGCGTCCCGAGCGCACGGGAGACCAGGGCCTCGATGTCAAACTCCGAGTCCTGCAGCAGCTCGACGGACACGCGCAGCGGGGTCGTGGTGCCGGCGCCGGTCGACGTGTACTTGAACGCCCCCAGCGCGACCGTGCCGAACTCCAGGTCGTCGCCGTCGACGAACGCGGCCTCCTCGTCCGTGATTCCGCCGCTGTTCGCGGTGTCGTCGAGGGACGGGTATTCGAGCGCCCCGCCGCGCTCGGTGGAGAAGCTGTCGACCTCCGCGGCCAGGCCGCCGTACGCGAGGCGGACCTCCACCAGCTTCTGACGGAACTGTGGCGACACGAGGTAGCCGCCCTCGGAGTCGGTGCCGGCCTCCTGTGCGTTGCGAAGCTCCGCAATGTCGGCGTTGGGCCGGCCGGTGCGAAGGTAGTTGGTGAACGCGGCGTTGAGGTCCGCGTACTCGTCGCGCTCGGCGCCACCCACGTTGACGTGAAGGTCGTTCCGCACCGGCGTCGTGTACGCGTTCTGCCGCGCCCGGACGGCCTGGTCGGCGCGAGCGGTAGCGAGCTGCGTTTCGAGGCCCTCGTACTGGGCGACCTCCTCGTCCGTCAGAGGCCGGCCGGCCGCCCCGTCGATGACGGCTTGCAGCGCGGCGAGGATCTGGTCGATGTCCACTGTCACTCCCCTTTCAGGAGTAGCCGCGCCCGTGCGCGGATCAATTGGCTCTGCCGATCTTCTGGCGGCGACTCTGTGGTGTCGTGCTCCACATGGTCCGCGAGCCCGGCCTCGACGGCGTTTGCCGCTGAGTACCACGTCTCGGCTTTCATCGCGTCCCGCCACGTCGCCGTGGTGCCGCCGGCGCGGTCCGCGTAGATGGTGGCGATGGTGTCTGACAGTTCGTCGAGTAGCTCTGCCATCGCCTGCATGTCTGCAGCGTTCCCGAGGACGATCCCTGACGCGTCGTGGATCATCATTTTGGCTGGCTTGGTCATGACTACAGAGTCGCCGGCCATCGACACGAACGACGCGGCCGACGCGGCCACCCCGTCCACGTGAACGTCGATGGTGGCGGGGTGTTCGAGTAGGGCCGTGTAGATCGCGATGCCATCGAACACGGCGCCACCGGGACTGTTGACGCGTAGGTCGATCGCCGGCGCTGTGATGCCCCGAAGGGTCTTCACGAACGACGCGGCGGTGACGTCCTCCTCGGCCCAGTCGTCTCCGATGTAGCCGTAGATGAAAACCTCGGCGCGGTCACCAGCCGCGTTGCCGATCTTCCACCAGTTCGAGCTGCGCGCCCATACCCCGCGGTGTGCGGCGTCACGGCCGGCGGTCATAGCCCGCCCGCGGTTGGCCAGCTCGCGCAGCCGGTGTGCGTTCACGCTAGGGCCTCCTCTAGCTCACGCGGCGCCGTAGAGCCGGTACGGAGCACGTCCCCGCCCTCAATGGGCGGCAGGTTGCGAATGCGACGGGCTTCGTTCACTGTGAGTAGGCCGGCCTTTACCTGCTCGATCAGCAGCCGGATTTCTTCCTCGGGGGTGGGCCGTTCGAGGCCGGCGAACTCGAATTCTACGAACCGCGGCGCGCCCAGTAGCCGCGAAATTCTCTGCTCAAATCGCATTGTCCACCCGAGCAGCGTAAACCGGCCTAGGCCGCGGTTCTGCTCCGCGACACCTGTGCCCCACGACGTCTGTTTTTCCGTCTGCATGAGCAGGTGCGGTGGGACACCTGTCCACCGCGCGATTTCCTCGATTTGGAATTGCCGCGACTCTAAAAACTGGGCGTCCCTGGCGGGCATTGTCCACGGGCTAAACTTTAGCTTCCGATTGACGAACGCCACTTCGCCGGCGTTCTCCCAACCGCCCACCTTACGGTCGAGGCCCGCCTTTATCTCCTCGGCTTCGTCGTCGTCGACGTCCTCCTCTGTGGATACGAGGCCGGCGATCATCGCGCCGTTGCCGAACATTCGCGCGGCGCTGCGGTCGCCGGCGATGGTGGTCCCAAATGATTGCCGCGCCACCCCGATCAGGGATAGGCCGCGGAGCCCGTCGAGAGACGGCCCCATTACTTGCGTCATATTGCCCTGAGTGAAGGTCCGCCGGCGGCCGTTTGCGCCCGTGGCAGCGAAGAGCTTTCGCCCGGTGTACGAGCCGTCAGGCCGGCGCTCCCACGACGGCTCGACGGCCAGCGGGTGCAGCGGTGTGGCCCCCACCATCACCCCCGCACCGTTGTAGACGTGCTGCAAGTACATGTTCCCGTGCAGCAGGCCGTGCAGCAGACACGTCTCTTTCCACTCGTACGGCGTCTGCCCGTCCTCCGTGCCGGGGTCGTCGACCCACGACGACACCTGCTGCCGTGGGCCGCCGGGTGCGGTGTCGCGGTACGTGGGGAGTGGTAGTGATGCGATGGTGCCGGCGATCAGCATTACGGCCCGCCAAAACGCGGAGATACCCAGCGCGGACCGTTCGTTGACGACCACGCCGGCCATCGTCGGCGCTGCCCCGAAGTACCCGGCGACAGCCGAGTCACCTATCGAGGTCAGGTTCTGTGGCTCTTGCGGGTCGCGCGCATCGCGCGTCCAGGGCCATCTCACGGCGGTCATCCTGCCACACGTGCCCGACAGGTAAGCCTCACAGCACGACGACGGCGTGTCGTGGCTTGCTGTTGCGGGCCTCGCTGGCAGCCCATACGGCGGCCTTGACGGCGCCGGCGGGTGCTGTACTCCGTAGCCGCGGCCCGTCCACGCCGGGCGATGTGCGGAGCGCGAGCACCTGAGCGGCTAGGTCGGCGCTGCCGTCGTGGGCCAGGACACCATCTGTGAGCAGGCGCCCGAGGTCTTCGACTGCGGCGCGGACGGTGCCCTTCTGCGGCGTGGTGCGGAGGCCCTCCACGCGCCAGCTCAGATTGTCCGCGATCGATGCGCCTGCGAGCACTCGCCGGCGTTTGAACCCTGACGCCTTGACGGCAGCCGCGGCGCCGGCGACGTCATCGTGTGTGGTGACGCTGACCACGGCCGCGCCGTCCTCCTGCCAGGCCAGCGCGACGGATACCCCCTCCGCGTACCAGTCCTCGACGGCAGCCGAGTCGGGTGCGCGATCGGGGACCTCCACCGTCAGCGCCGACCATGCGTGCTCGGTCACCACTGGTGTCCCTACCTCGCGGCGTTCTCTCAGGTGCCACACGTTGAGGTACTGGGCCTCGAATCCGCGCATGGGGTCGGGGTCGTCCAGTTCGGGGTCATCCTGCCCGGTGAGCGCCTTCTCGTACTTCGCGGCGATCATCCGCCGGCGGTCCTCCGACCAGTGCGGCGACGCGGCTTTCCACACGCCAGGGTCGGACGGGTCGGATCCCGGGCGGGCACCCCACAGCAGTAGCAACGTCTCGGGGTCGTCGCTTGTGAACGCGTGGGACAGGGACGTTCGCATAAGGCTCGTAGCGCGGCGGTGCGCCGTCGAGGTCAGGTGTACCTGTGGGCTCCTCCGCTCCATGAGCGCGGGCTCTAGGCCCTCATGGACCGTATCCGGCTCCACGTCCCAACCCTCATCCACGACGCCTAGGCAGACGTCGTAGCCGTAGACGGCGCGTTGTGCGCGGACTAGCCACCTGTCACCGGCCGGTGTCTCGATGGCTTCCTTGCCGTTGGCTCGTGAGACGGTCCACCCGGCCGTCTCCTCGCACCATCGCCACGCGCCGCGCTGGATCTCCCGACAGATCGCGACGTCGGAGCCCGTGTGAATGACGATCTGTGGTTCACCGAATAGCTCGGCGTTCGAGAGCCGCCACAGGGCGACTGCGCGGATGCGGACAGACTTACCGGCGCGGCGCGGCGTGGATTCTACGACGGCCCTGTGACACAACGTCCCGTCCTCGCGGTGCTCCAGCTGCCGGGTGACGGCCAGCGCTTGCCACCATCGCAGCGTCACGCGCTGTGTGGCCTCGATCCACTCGATTGCCGACGCGCCGTAGGAGCCAACGGCGTCCGCCGGCGGCGGGCTCATCGCCAGCGGTGGCGACGCGTCCTCGGGCACGTGCATGAACTGGTGCAGCCACGGCCAGCGCGCGAGCGACTCGGGGTGCCACAGCAGGCTTGTCGGCAGGTCGTAGTCGGGCGCCTCGGGGAGAGATATTGAG